ATGATTTGTTCATTGCGTTCCCTCGCGGCCTTCTCAGCCGCTTTGTTTGCTTCGACAGCCTTGGCGGTCAGGTCGGCCAGCGCCTTCGCCTGCTTTGCGTCGTCGGCCAGGTGCTGGGTTTTCCAGTCGGTGAGCGGCTTACGCGTCGCCTCGGCGAAGTCCTGCACGCGACCGTGATGCCACCAGATGGCGGCGCCCAGCAGCAGCGCGCCGGCGGCATAGCGCCAGTAGGCTTTAAGGAGCAGCAGTATTGGCATCGTGGTCTACCTGTATCGGGGTGACTTCCAGAGTCGCGCGCGCACGGTCGCCAGCCGGGCGCCAGTCGCGCATGGCGCAGTCGGGTTGGTACGGCCGCATCCACGCCGAATAACTGGCGCACCACACGTCGCCGTTCGGGTCTTCCATCGGCGCGCCCCAGAAGCATGAGTTGCACGGGCTAGACATCGACCACCTCGCCGCGGAACACCGCGCGCTCGAACTTGCGCGACTTCTGCACTTCGCAGAATTCGGGCGGCAGCAACCGTCCCTTGTCGTCAAACGTGAGCACGACAAAGCCGCTGCGCCAGTTCACGGGGCCGCCCATCGTGTACGAGAACTGCGGGCCGTTGATGTCGGCAAGCGTGCCGCAGTCAACGCCGTATCGCGTGCCGCGATAGTCAGTGAACGGCCGGCACAGCTGCGCGTGCAGGTGGCCGGTGACGATGCTTACGCCCGCGTGCAGCGTGTTGTTGTAGACCGCGTGGATACCGCCGCGCATCGCGTGGCGCACCATCACGGGATGGTCCAGCGCGTCGTTAATCATGACGCTGTAGGACATCGGCCAGCCCTTCAGGTGATCCTGAAGGCGGAAGCCTTCGACGCCCGCGAACTCGGCCGTTTCGCTGGCGAGCCGGCGATCAAAGCGGCTGTCGTGATTGCCGACCGTGAAGTATCGTTTCGCCTGCGGCGCCGCGCGCTCAATCTCGGCAAGCCTGAGTTTCGCGGCGTCCAGTTCTTCGACGACGGTCGGCAGCTTCTGCCAGCCCAGCGGGTCGTGCCGGCTGATGTTCGCGCCGTCGAATACGTCGCCGTTCGCGATGATGGCCTTGGGTTTCAGCCGCTTGCACAGCGCGATCAGCGCCTTGTGCGCCGTGGTGACGATGCCCGGCCAGTAGTGAGCGTCAGAAAACACGATGGCGACGCCGTCGCGAATCTGTATGTCGGTGCGTGCGCTCCACGCATACGCCGCGACCTGCCAGCTCGTGCCGGTGCGGTCGGACGGGTTGTGCTGCGCCGGTGCGCTCGCCAGGACAACGCCACGCTTTTCGATGCGGCTGCGGCGGGCATACACCTCGCGGATGGAGATGCCGGTGGCTTTGGAGACGGCGGCGGGCGATGATCCGCAGCGCCGCCAGATTTCGATGAATTCGGCGTCAGTCTGCTTTGGGTTTGGCACGCTTTGCCTTCGTGGCCCCGGGGAATTTTGCGCTGGTCAACGCCTGATGCAACAGCCCGCTGAACGTGTTAACGAATTCCTCATTATCGTTCAGCGCGTGCGACATGAGCGAGAGCACGCAATGCGTTAGCTCGTGCATGTAGATATGTTCTGTTTCCGTGCGGTACGTGCGCCGCACTTCGATGGTGTGCGTTTCCGGCAGATACCTGCCGACGCAATCCTTGTGCTTCCAGTCCTTGGGAGCGATGACGCACACCTTGACGGTGTGCCCCATGATCCGAAAGGATTCTGGTATCTGCATTGGGTTACTTTCCGGGTTCCGGCGTCGGCCCCTTGATGACACGGGCCACAATCGGGATGACCCAAACGCCCATGTACGCCGTAAAGTAGCCTTCCGTTAGGCCCTTGGTGAGCGTCAGATAGACCATGATCCAGGACGTTAGGCCGAACGATCCGAGCATGACGACGCGGATGGATGACAGCTTCCCGTGCTCATCTAACAGCATGTCCTCTAGGTTGAGTTTGCTGTGCGCGTTGCGGTCCCGAGCGATCAGCGAACGCACGATCACGATGGCAAGCACCGCGAGCACTAGCACCATTGCTAGCTTGGTATACGACAGCGGCGGCAAGTCGATCATTGCCATTCGCCTGTTTCAATCTGGCGGGCGAACCGCTGCCAGCGCTGCGGAGCCTGTACTGTCGCAACCTTGCTTTGCAGGAAGGCCCAGGCGGCACGCTGATAGTTATGCGCTTCCATCGCCGCTAGCGCCGTCTTGAATTCGCGCAAGCCTTCGATGCCAAGCTGAAACGCCATGCAAACAATCACAGCCTTGCGCGGTTCGCTGAGTGACGCGAACCAAGGGAACGTCTGCGCGACCTGTGCGGACTTTTCGGAAATGTCGTAGTCAAGCAATGCGTCAATAATGGGGTCAGGCAACCGCCCGCCCTTGCGCCGGTCGATCAGGTGCCCCACGCCGATAGTGAGATAGCCCAGAGAGTCGGGATACGCGTAGGGTACGCGCCCCTCGTCGCGCTCCAGCATGTTCCGAACTGAGGTCATTTCGGAGTCTTAGCCAGGTGATAGCGAATCGCCACGATCCCCGCAGCGATGCTGACTAACAGCAAAATGAATTGCAGCACGCCGTTAATATCGGCCAAGTGGGAGATGAACCACCCGGCCCATGCGGTGACGGCGCTGGCGTCTGCTAGTTGCTGGTTGCTGTTTTCTCCGCTCAATTCGTCACTCCCTGCTGATGATGCCAACGGCTTGTGTGGTGGTGCGTCCCGTAATGGACGTGCCGCCCATCGTTGGGAGTGTTCGAGATGTGATAACAGCGCGCAGCTTCATATCTGTGGTGGCTGCGGTGTTGTCGGTGATCGTAGTGCTGCCGGCGATGCGGAAGTTCACGCGATCCTGTATGCCGGGGTCGCCATCCACAAACACGCTGCGTTGTGACTCGGACGCCGTTAGCGTGCCGATAGTCGAATAGACGCCACCATTGACCGACTTCTGAATACTGACGATGGCAGCGCCCGTGGACCCGGTAATGGAGCCAGTCGAAGCATTGCAGCGGTATATGTCAGCGTAGGCATAACTGACGATGATTGTTTTAGTGCCGCCGTTGGTCTGGAACGATCCGACTACAATTTCTGCCGTCGAACTGGTATCCGTCGTCTGGCCGGTGTTCGTGATAATGCCCGCGCCGATGGTGCCCGTGGTGTATTCGTTGCCGGTGACGGTCTTGTAGCTCACCGCGTTCAATTCGGTGCAGGTCGATACGTTCGCCTGCGATGGCCCGAACCATTCAATGAACTGGTTAGACGACCCGAAGCCGAGACCCTTAACCGTCATGAAGGTGCCGCTATCGAAAATCTCTAGCCCATTGGTTAGGTCTAGCTTTGTCTTGCCGGTAACGTTTTGCAGCACGCCAGCGGTGACCGTGCCCATGTTGGCACTGATCGAGGAAAGCTGCGTAACCTGTAACTGCGAGGCAATGATCTGCCCGGCAGCGATCTTGTCGGACGTAATCGTTCCGCTGGCGATGTTCGCCGCAGTGATAGTGCCCGCAAGCAACTTGTCGCCCGCAATGGTGTTTGCGGCGATCTTGTCGCCGGAGATGGACAACGCTAGGATGTTGTTGGCCGTGATAGCGTTAGCGGCAATGCGGTCGCCAGTGATGGTGCCAGCCGCAATGTTGCTCGCTGTGACGGCGCCAGCGGCCAGCTTGGGCGTGCTGATTGAGCCGTCCGCAATCTGCGTTGCGTTGATGGTGCCGGTAACCTTCGCCGCCGCAATGTCCTGAATCTGCGAATTGGTCAGCAGCCCGGTGACTTTGCTGGCGGCAACCGCGGCTATCTGCGCATCGGCCAGCAGACCGGAGATATCGACGGCAGCAACTGCCGCAGTCCATGCAGCGCCAACGTAGCGATAGAGCTTGCCGTCAGTCGTTAGGAAAACTAACCGGCCTTGGAACAGGTTAGTCGAGGGCAGCGTTCCGACAATTTCATAGCCGCCCTTAAGCTTTGTGATCGTGAACACCTTGTTAAAGGTGGTGCTCAGATACGTGCCCTGAATCGTCAGCGTCGCGACATCGGCAGACATCGCCGTGATGCGGTAATAGCCCTTGGACTGGCCGACTACGGGCGTATCGGCAGCGGTGTTGATCGTGCCGGTGCAGCTCGCGGCGCTAACGCTCCAGGTGGTTGACGCCGTTACGTCCGTGCTGCCGCTGAACATGCGGGCGTTGCCGTCAATGCCTGCATACGTAATGACAGTGCCGTCAGCGAACGCCGTCGCAAAGGCGCTATCGCGGGACAGCGACATGACGATAGAGTCCGTGCCGCCGCCAGCTGCGCCCGTTGCGCCCTGCGCGCCCGCAATGGCTTTAACGATGGTGAACGTGGCATCGGTCGTTTTGGTGCCGTAAACGACATGTAGGCGCAGTTCTGCGGTGTTCGCAGACATGGCCGTAACGCGGTAATACCCCGCTGGCTTGCCGACGACTGGCGTATCAATGGCGGTGTTGAGTTCACCTGTGCAATTGGTCTGCGCACTGATCGACAGTGTGCAAAGCGGGGTGATATCTAGACCGCCGTTGAATACGCGCAGCTCGCCGTCTGCTGAGGCGAAGCTGGACACTACGCCAGCGGAGTCAGCCGGAACGGTCGTCGTCTGGCGCGTCAGGACGGCATAGAAGGCATTTTCGCCCGTACCGCCACCGCCAGAGCCACCCCCGCCGCCAGCCGCTGCAATGGCGTCTGCCTGCCTGCCGGGGATGGCTGCGCCGTCAGCGTCCTTCAGGATTAGGGTATAGTCGGGGCCACGGTCATCTAGGAAGATCGGCGGCAGTACCCCGTAGGCGTCGGCCACAACCGGGTTGCTGTTGGCAACGGAAAAAGCCGGATCGGCGTAGGTGGCTTGGTACTCTGTAGAGCCGGAGCGGTAGGCGTAAAGCCGTGCGCCGGGCACAGGGTTGCCGTCCGTTCCGATGACGACTTGCCACGGAAGCGATAGAGGTGTTGCCATTGAATACCCAAATGAAAAACCCCGCACAGGGCGGGGTTTGAAGTGGACGGGATTGAACTAGCTAGCTAGTTTTTGTTAGCGGAGTTTGCCGGGACAATCGCCCCGGAGTTCCGACGCAAGGCGTTTTCAGAACTGGTGCGACGAAGTGCATTAGCGCCAGCATTAGCGGGCAGCGGCATTTCTTGAGATGCGCGAACTTCGCGCCCGGCCCGCCCCATCTCATGCACCTTGCCGATTGCGCGAGCGGTGCCCGAAACGACATCACCAAGGGCGGGTATTTTCCCCAAGCCTTTTTCCAGAAAGGCTAGCGCATTGGCCCATGAGCCGGAGCCGGCATAACCAGGAGGCGGGGTGCCCTTAACGTCACGCGTGGCCTGCATGATGTTTCGCAGTTGGCGTGCAGTGCCTTTAGAGAAAATGGCATCAATCTTTGCATCGCCAATAGAACGCAATGCCTGCTGCATCGCCGCAGGCGTCACGTTAGGCGTTCCATCTTCAAAGCGAGCCGCCGATTTCGTGGCCTGCTGCTTAATGTATTCGATGGTCTGCGCCTGCAAGTCTCGCCAAGCGCCGCGACCGGCTGCGCGCGTTTCCGGAAACTCACCCGTCAGCAAGCTAGTTTTGACGTTATTCAAATCCTGAATCGAGCCGCCTAGTACAGTCTTGTTCCACGTATCCTCAAGCGCAACGCGGCGGTCGGTCGGCGACTTGTCATCAACTAGCTGAGAAACCGACTTCTGGTCAGAGAATTCCGCCTTGTGCTTTTTGAAAGCGTCGTTAGCTGCTTTCCATGCGCTAGCGCCAGCGGGCGAGTCTGCCATAGCCTGGTCTACTGACCGGACTACCTGCCCCGCCCAATACGCATCTGGGCTTCCTGATTTCGCGATACCGTTAGCCCTGACTCGCAAGTCATGCAGTTCATTGAGCGTCAGCCCCTTGCGAACGGTGACGGTAATCCCGTCCTGCTTAGTCGTGGTTTCAACCTTGGCTTTGTTCAGCCAGTCTTTCAAAAACCCGACATGCTGGACTGACGGATTTTCGTCAAGGAACCCATACAACGGATCGGCGGATACTTTCGCGTCCGGTTCGGTTGCGCGTGCTCTCTTGTAGAGCTGGTCATACTGCGCCTTTGACGCAGCCTCTTTGGCCCGAAGTGCGCTATCTTGCACCGACTGGCCGACTTGTTCCGGCGTCGTCGCCTTCGCAGGAATCTTGCCCTTTAGAGTATCCAGGTTGTCAACCAGCGCCCTATTCTGGTCAACGTACACTTTACGGATAGGCGCACCGCCCTCAGTCGCAGAGACATTCTGTTCATTGCGAAGCTGTACAACGTTACGCGTAATCTGTCCCGATGTTGCCGGGACAGGTGGAGACATCGACTGTAGACGTATTTGCCGCTCAACGGCAGCGGGATCGAGATGATCCAGCGATCCAGCATCTTTAACGATGCCCGCCAAGCGAGTTTTAATGTCATTGGAAAGGGTATTCCAGTCTAACGAAGTCTTTGTAGTAACAAAGTCCTGCGCCGCCTGACTGGCCGCTGCTGCTGAGTCAGCGGGCTTGGGCTTGATTTTCGCAAACACCCGATGCGAAATTAGCGCAGGGGCGAAGTTTACCGCAGTGTTAACCGCCGCGCCAGCAGCGGGCGAGCCGGTGATTTCGGCAGTTTTCCCTCCGAGGTAGTCCGCGCCCTGCGCCAGCTTCTGGAACGGGTAGGACATCACGCCAGCGGCTGTATCGCCCGCCTGGGTTTTCGGCTGATACGTCAGCCTGTCTTGAACGCTATGGATAACGTCTGTCGCGTTCGCGTCCGTGAGGCCAAGCGCATTGCCCGCCAGCGTCGCAAGACCAGCAAGGCCCGCAATGGGCGTCGCCACCATGCCCGTTCCCATATTGACGATGGCTTCATTTAGTCCGCTGTCGAACCGGCCAGCAGGTTTAGCGGCAGGGGCGGAGCTATCAACCCTATATGCGATGCCAGCATAAGGGTCGGCGCCCCCACTCGCAGGGCTAGAAAATGCAGCGTATGGGTTGGCCATCAGTGCTTAACTCGCTCTATACCATCAACGCCAATAAACCGCGTTCCGGCCGGAAGATTTGCAGCCTGCTCAGGCGTCAGGCGCTGAAGCTGCTGCTGCGGCGGGGCCGGAGCCGGGGCCTGCTGTGGTGCCCCGCCGCTACCCATTGCCGCGCTATTGATTTCTGAAATTTGTTCATCAAACGACGACATGCGGTTTGCCATTTCCTGCTTGGCAACCTGCAACACGGCCTGCAATGTTTCATTATTGCTAACAGTGCTGAATAGCTGTTCGGCCTCGTGCCTCGCTGAATCAGTGATTCCAGAAGCGCCGGTTGCGCCACTAAGCACCTTGGCGTACTCAGTCCGTGCCGCTGTTATGGCATTGACCATCTGTGCCGTCTGCGGATCGCCAGTCACACCATTGCGGAACGCCATAATCGCCCGGTTAAGCAGCGGGCTGCCGCTTCGTGACAACTGCGAAGAAAGCGAAGCTGCCAAGTCCATATTCTTAAGCGCCGTTTTCTCGAATGCGCCAACCAACGCTTTCTGCGTGGTGATCTTAGACAATGCCGCTTTACTCGCCGCAACGGTCTGACGGTTTAGTACAGCGGACTTAGCAGTATCCCCATTAGCCGCCGCAAGTTCAGCAGCGCGAGCAACAATCTTAAGAGAAGCGCCAGGGACACGAGAAAGGCCAGACGGCATGGTGCCAGTCTGCAAATAGGTTTGTGCAGCGAGGTCTAGACCGCCTCCCTCAAGGCCCGCACTCCCGTTAAGGATTACGGCTTGTGATGGCTTTTCATAGGGTCGCTTTCCAATGGCTTCACTGCGCTGTACATAGGTGGGCTTCCCATCCGCCCCCACCACAGCGACAGGCGCCCCAGCTTCGGGCGGCTTGTACGGAACCGTCAGCGCATTCGTCATCGGGTCGCGCTGGCCGATTGCGCCGCCTTCAAGAGGAACGTCAACAAGTCGGTTAGGGGCAGATTCTCCTAAGTCAACCTTACTTTGGTCGTGCATGGCTTGCGCGGTCTGCCTAACCTGCTGATCGCTAAGACTCGCCCAATCGTGGCCACTCTGCTGAATCTGTTGAACGAATTCAGGAAAGGTCTGTTCAATGTATGCCTTAGCCTGTCCATCGGGCGCAGAAATAACGTGACTGGTCAACGCAGCAATCGTTTGCGCGTGCTGCTTTCTCAGGGCTTCGGCCTGCTGCATTTTTTGGTTATCTAATGCCGACTGGTGAGCTTCCTGCGCACGCGAATCCTGATTGCTCGCAAGCTTGTTACTAAACTGCTGCTGCTGTTGCGCCAAATAGTTCTGCGCAATATCGGCAGGGTTGTTGAATGCAAGCGGGTTGTATGCAACGGGCATTAGTGCTTGGCTCCAAAAATGGGAGTATAGGGCTGTAGCCGGCTATTCAGATAGTTGTTGTATGCGCCAGGAACAAGCGCGGAAAGGCCCGTCAGTGTTCCCGTTAGAGCATTGGATTGACCCTGAATGCCGCTTGCGCGAGCATCGCCAGCACCGATAAGGATGTTGCTGGTGTTATTCGCTGCGTTTGCGCCTGCTGCCCCGACTGCATTAGCGGAATTCTGGCCTAGTCCTGCGAGGCCGCTCTGCTGGTTCCACCAGTTACCATATTCAGCACTCGCAGAGTTCTGGTTGTAATCCGTGAGCGCCCGCAGCGCATTACCGGAGAACAGCCCGCCGCGTGCGCCAGCATTGGCGTTAACTGCCTGCTGACCCTGTTGCAGCCGAAACCCATAGCCCGGCGATGCCGTAAAGGCGTTAGGGTCTTGCAGGCGAGCAAGCGCGTTACGGCCCGCATCCATCCATGGCATCTGATCTTGCCGCGTCTGGTCATACTGGCGTGCCTGCTCAGCCGTTGCCGCATCTGCTGCACGCTGCTGCGCGTTAGCCGCTGAGCGCGAGGCAGAGGAACTCATTGCCCCGCCTATGACTGTGGCACCAGCCGTTATGGCTGTAACTGGATCAGGCATTAGCTAAACTCCGATACATACTTGTCATGCGATTCGCCATACAGGCTCAATATCGCTAGGCGGTTTTCCGCAACCTTGTCTGCGGGCATGCACAGCGTTGCAACTGTGAGCACTGCGTCATAGAACCCAGCGCGCCACATAAATGACTTGTCTAAGTGAGCCGTTGCGCCTTGCCTCTCAACCATATTTGCGGCCTGCCACTTATGTACGGCAGTCGCGACACAAGGGCCAAGTGCAGTGCGGTGCTTGGCGAGGAAGTCGTCATAGGGCAATTCAATGAGAAGCAAATAGATTGCGCCGTCAGCGTCTGACGTGGGCGCCCCGTCTTTTACATCATCCAGAAACTGGATTGCGCGCCAATACTTGACGATGAAGGCCACGGCATCACATGGGAACCCCATGCCCAACAGGGCGGTGGCTATGCCGTTTTCTACTTCGCAGCCCATCCGCCACTTTCCTTGACGTACAGCGTTGTCCCAGCGCCGCCGTTCTTGTCTGTATAAAGGTCGCCCACTTCTCCCAGCGACGCGGCAGGCGCACCGGTTCCCGTCAGGAACACACCGTAGCTGCCGAGCGTTTCGCGCACGAAGCGGTCAAACCATTTGGAATCCCACTGCTCAGGAATGCGCAGCGGCGCGTTATCCAGCCTTATGACCGGCATAGCGTCAATTCCACGCTGGCATCCTCAATCACAGTCGGATTGGCGTTAGAGAAACGAAAGCGAAACGACATTTCGCGGGATGATCCCAGCCGCAGCCAATTCACTCGCGGCTTCTCGCCAATCAGCCCTAGCGATATGGAGGCGCTAAGCCCGGCAATAACGAAGTTGTCGCCGCCGTCAACGCTCTTGTACAGCGTCACCGATGGCGACGCTTGAGAGCCTGTCTGCTGCTTCTCCGTGCGATACCGCAGTTCGATGCTGTCAAAGCAAATGCGCTTGGTGTCGCGATAGACAGCGCCAGTCTCGATATCGTCTGTCCGGTACGTGCCGTCAAACTCTGCGCAGCTATCGCCAGTGAGATAGCCCAGCATGCCGTCAGAACGGCGCTGTACGTACACTCGCTGATAGCACTCAGCCGCGCCTACCACTTCCCAATCGTTAGCACCTTCGCTGGCGCGTTCGTGCCATTCGCCCGTAGTCGCGTCAAACACCCACGTGGCAACGCCGGGGAACGTCAGCGTGTAGAAAAGGTGCCCATTCCATGCGTAGGAGAATGCGTAAGCGGTCGTCACATCGGCATAACTGCGGATGGCCTGCTCTACGCCGTGATGCGATACACGCGCAGGCGTTGCGCCAGACAAGCGTCTGACCGTGAGGTCAGAGGCCAGCCAGAACGTCGAGTTATCCTGCTTGGCAAAAGACTGCCCGGCAGCAAGGCCCAATTCGATAACGCCTGTGGATGGCGAACGCTCGAACGGGAACGCCGCCCCGCCTGCGTTATACCAAGCCTCAACCGTGCGGGTTCCACCTAGCAGAATTTCCCGGTGATCGACAATCAAACCAATCAGCGGATCGCTAGAGCCTTCCGCCGTGGCGAAAAACAGCGCGTCCCATGTCAACGCATCCTGAATGGCGCTGCTGACAAACTGCCCTGTTGCATCACTCTTGGCACCGACGATATAACCGTCTATGCCATCAATGGTGCTGATCCCCGTCTGTACTTGCGTGATGGCAGAGCCATCCCACACGTAAACGTTATCATCCGCACATATCGCGAGCTGCGTCGCATTAGAGGCGAACGTCACGCGGCTGATACCGGGGATAATGCCTAGCGTTGTGGATGCACCAGCAGAGTTAGTCGAAATCAGTGACGTCCCCGTCACCGAATACAGCGTTTCTTTGAAATTGAATACGCCGCGACCCGCGCCAATTTCCGGGGCCGATGCAGTCTTGACGCCAGGGCAGCGGATCAACTGAACCGGAGCCTTGGATTCAACTGGCGCGGCTTCCGCGTACCAGTTGAGAAGCCTAGCGCTCGATTGCGGGCGGTAGGTGTGAAGGGGGAGTGGGAGTCTCACTGACCGCTAAACCTGAAACGGAAAGGGACAGAGCCAATCGGCACAGCGCCCTGCATCTTGACGGGCTGCGGCTTGACTAAAAACTTGATAACGACGCGACGCGCTTCTACATACTGCGCAGCCTGCTCAGCCGTAACCGGCTTGTCGTAATCCATCTGGATCGCAATAAGCAACCCAAGCTTGACCATGTTCATTGCAAACGGCGGGATGTACACATCCTCGTTGCCGGATTCAATGGCGTAATAACCGACTTCAATGCCCTCAGCTTCAAGCTGGGCCATCATGTCGTTAAGCGTCTTGACGTGCTGGCTAACCTGCTCAGCGGTAGGAGACTCATAGTCTCCAATGATCCCCGCTTTGTGCAGCGTGCTAGCAATCAATTCTGTAGCTGTCATGTAAACCCCTGAGAATCGGGGCGAGGCCGAAGCCCCGCCCCGAACCCATCAGCTAGATCAACCGTCAGCGTGGATACGGCAAGCGAGCTGCGGCCGAATCGCCGCATAGCCGTACAGGATGTCCAGGCGCGTCTTGAAGTCGCGAGAAGCGATGTCAAAGTCCCGAACCAGCGACACGGTGATGCCATCAAACGTGGAGCTAGACGCCATATCGGTGCCGTTCGGCATCGGCAGGTCAGCCGTCACGAAGGTGAACGCATTCTTGTGGAACGCGATAGAACCGTTGATGGTTTCCGAAGC